CTGGCATACTGAACATCGCGAACATCAGAAGGAGAGTAGTTGTCATAAGGGATGTTACAAGCAAGTAACCCAGGAATATCGTCATCAACAACAAGCTTTGTAAGCTTTGACGAGAATTTCCCTGAAGCGCTTGCGAAATATAAAGCCAACTCTTTCGTAAGAGCGTCACTTTCATTTCTTTTATAGAGGTCATAGAACCGCCTAGTTTTTTTGTGTTGAATTTTGTTTTTCTTTTTTCTTCATGATGTTACCAATAAAGTTAAAATGTAATGTTATGTCCATTCTTGAAAAACAATCCTAACTGAGCCTAGTTAATTGACTCGTCTTTGACGAGGAATTTTGAAATCTGGCCACCATAATCAGAAAAACCGGGGTAAGATAACCGGTAAATAATGTTCATGAGTTCCAGATTCTGGGCTTCAGTTGCTCTGAGGTGGGTTGTAAAATCAATATTCGCTCCGATAAGGAACGCCACCTTAGGGCCAGCAGTATAACCAGACGAATTCGCACCAGTAACCGTTTCCATAATAGGAGTAACGATGCTTACGCGTTTTCGTAACTGCTGAGAGCCTTTCTTCACAGGAAGAACTATCGCGCTTAGAATTGTAGCTGCTAATAAATTCGCAGCTCCAGTTTCGCGCCAAACAGTTTTTCCGATCTGACTAGCTGTAACAGCATATGAAACACTTGTTGCATTGTCACTCTTATTAAAGGTGATAGTGGCTGCTTGTGTCATTGTGATTGTCCTACGTTAAATAGTTAAAAGAAGAAGTACAGTAGGTTTGAAGTTCCTAAATCAATACTTCAGTGTTTTTGCTATATTCGATTTAGCTCCTATCAACAAAGATATTCCATTCAGCCAGTGTTCCGGAACAATACCGGATTTGTACTCTGGCAGAGGTGGAGTAAATGTTGATAGACCAATCGGGTATATCTGTCGAGAAACGTTAACAAATTTTAATGATGCCCCATCACCTAATGTGATGACGCCACCAGAAATATCGCCTTGAAGGGCGACAAATTTGTTCTCTATCTCTTCAAACAAGGTGCGCCAACAATCGCCCCACTCAAAGCTACGAACGGTATCTAATGATTGAAGCCATGTCCCGATGGGTAAAACCCAATCCGCGACAAAACTCCAAGGCATTACTT